TCCTGATGCAGATATCGATAAATTTACAAAAACACCAAGTGGTAAGTATATACCAAAAGAAGATGAAAAGGGTGGTGAGGAAAAAGAAAAAAAAGAACTTGGTAAAGATGTGAAAGCTAACTCTGATTATGCAAAGAAAGAAAAAGAGAGAGCAGATAGAGTAGCTAAACAAAATGATTCATCTGAGGAAAAATCGGATACTGATACAACTGAGGGTAATGGTTATACTGGTTCTAAAAATAAAACATTAGTAGATACAAACCCAATTGAATCAGAAAATTATCAAATAGATTTAGAACCAAATGATGATGATTTTAATAAAAGAAATGAAAAAAGTGCTAATCCAACTCCACCTGAACCTTTAAAGTTAGATGGATTTATTAAAAATCCAAAATTTCCAAAAAGATATACTAAGGTACTTGAAAGAATGGTAAATTCAAGAATAACCACAGAAACAGCAAAATGGGCACATTTCTCTAATATTGAAGGTGGTCAAGGTAAAATATCAGCACAAGCTGGTGAACTTATGACTATGATGGGTTCTACAATGAGTGATGATGAGTGGAATGAATTTTCTGAAGCATTACTTAAACATGAGCAGGAATTGTTAGATAATCATGAAGATGTTTTTAAGAAAAAAAATGCAAAAGGAAAACTTGTTGATAATCCAGGTTCTCGTATTATAGATAAGAGTTGGGTAAAAGCAGCTACACAAAGTAGAAAAGCAATCATTGATAGATTAGAAAAACAATATGGTGAAGGAACTACAATTGTAGCTAGTTCATGGGATGCTAAAGGTGAAGCTGAATCTTTGGGAATTCAAGATTACAAAGTAAACAAAGGATTTTCAACTGATATGTATCTTAGAGTTAAAAAACCAAATGGTGAAGAAGTGTTAGATGAAATTTCACTTAAAAAATCTAAAAATGTAAACTTCTTAAACTCAGGAGCTGGGCAATTTAAAGAATGGTTAGGTGATGATTTACCAGATGAGATAAACCAAAGTGTTTATAAAGAGAATCAAAGAGAAAGTTTATCATCCACAGGTCAAAGTATAAAATCTGATATAGAATCTCTATTAAGTGATAATCCCGAAAAAGCTAAAGAATTACAAAAGGTATTTAAATCCAAAGGTTTAGATTTTAATGAAGCTTTAGATAACTTACAAAATGGAAAGGGTGATTACAGAAAAAGTTCATCTGTTGTTATGGCATCTATAAAATCTATTGCTGATTGGCCAAGTTGGGGTAAGAGAAATGATAAAGGTCCTAATGAGGGTGGTAACACCGTAGCTCAAAAATATCTAAGAGAAGCATCAGAAAAACAAACTAAATTTATAGAAGCATCTATAAAATCACTTTCTGAAAATCCTAAAATGAAAGAGGGAATGATGACATCTATACGAGAAGAGTTTCCATTAAAAGCAGTATCCGAAGGTGAAGAAACTATGGCAATTGGTGATATGTCATTAGATAAAGATACAATGGTAGAAATATTTGGAACATCTAACTATGATGATATAAAAGAAAAACTAACATCTGAACCAGGACCACCACCATTCTTAGGATATCAAGCTGAAGTAGGTAGTGATGTAATCCCAATTGCAGAAGTTAGTGTGAGAGAAGATGGTGTAGGATATGGTGGCCAAATTAAGTTTGAAATGAAATTAGACCCACGATTTGCAGCTACATTAAAAGATGCAACACAAAAAGTTTACTCATCAAACTCCAAATAGAAACGTTAATTCAGGGTACATTACTTTTATGTACATTACTGAATCTTTCCTAAAATGATTTCATATTTATATACGAATACAAAGATAGATAGGAAATAAATGCAAACACAGTTACTCTGTACATTCACAACTAAAGAGGAACTTCAAAATACCCTACAACTTATTAGAGAAACTTATCATATAGTTTATAACTATATTTACGTTCTTCAGAATAAGGGTAATTTGGATGAACTTTTTGTTACATATAATATTGATACTCAATATAGACCCGATAGACCATTAGAAGATACTATTTTGGTTCATCGTAAAAAACAAAGTAATACTCTTTACACAATCAATGCTCTAAACGAATTGGTGAAAGAAGAGAATGGTGGTAAGTTGGATAAATCATTTTCTATCGATTGGGATAAATTCAAGAACTCAATCATCGTTACCAACGTAGAAGGTACAAAAAAGATTTCTACAAGAATCTTTGAGGTAATTGAGTTTAATAAAAATTAGTTATAAAAAATAAAGTTATGCTTGATGACATCTATATATTTAATGATATAATATCAAAAGAAAATCAAAACATTTTAGAAGAGTATTTTAAATCAGTAAAAAATCTTTGGATTTCTGGTAATAATGTAGAATACATGATTAATAGTGATATTTACTTTCCACAATTTACAATCCCACCTCAAACAAAATACGATAAAAATATAAAAGATATTATTGATACTATACAATTAAATGTTGTTAACAATCTTAAACTAGAAAATGTACACACTTATAGAATTAAAATCAATAAAAATCCAATTCACAAAATTAAACCGAATGAAGATATTAGAAGTGGAATACATATCGATAGGTGGGAAAGGCACATGTCTATTATTTACTACATAAATGATACAGATGGAGATACTTGTTTTTATGAATATAACGATAATCTTAGAAATTGGATGAAAGATGTTGAATCTGAAAATTTCCATAAATTTAAAGAAATTCGTAAATCAAGTCCAAAAAAAGGAACGGTTTGTGTATTTGATGGAATGATTCCACATCATGGTAGCTATCCAACTAAAGAAGAAAGATATGTAATAAACATGAACATTACTACCAAGGATACTTTTACACTTTTATAGATTAATAAAATACTTAATATTTATGAGTAATAATCAATTTAAAATAATATGTTAAAAGCTTACGAAATACTTAAAGCATGGGCTATTTCATTTAACCCAACAGAAAAGCAACAAAAGATAGCTATTGATAGATTTAGTATTTGTGAATCATGTGAATTTAAGAGAGAAACTTTTAGAAATAAAGTATGGTCTTATGTTTGTAATGAATGTGGATGTCCTCTTCAAAAAAAGATATATTCACCAGTTCCGAATGCGTGTCCTAAGAAGTTTTGGGAAACGGTTGATAAAAAAAATGGTATTTTAATAGAAGAAAAACAAAATCATTCTTTATTTTAACAAAAATTATATTTATAGATACATAAAAAGGATACATTACTATGAGAGGAACACTAATAGGTACAGATTATTTATATCAAGGGGATGATGTAAAGGTATTAGAAATCAATACAAACACCGCTATTATAAGCAAAGGAGTTGAACATTTGGATTTAAATCCATTTTTTCAGTTTCTACAAGGATGGGAATTTTCTGAATTTCATTTTATTTATTCAGAAGCAATGACTATAGGAAGAGATGGTGATTCAACTATTTTTCTAGATACCCTACAACAAAGATGTGATGATATAGGAATTACATTTGTAAAACATGAAGTTGATGCTGATGCTATCACCATACCTAATGTAGAAGATTCTGAGGATAAATTTATATTAAGACAAGCATATGATGCATCTGCTATCGTTGATTCCTTATATTGTAATGATAAGATGGAGTTCTTAAACCTAATGAGTGGCTCTGATGATATCCCTGAATCATACTACTCTTCATCTGATGGATTTTTTGCTAATACGATAGATTTGGATACGGATATTGATGCATCTGAACCAAATGGAATTGTAAAATCGAGATATCCTGCATATGATATGGAAATATATCCATCAATTAAAAGATATGGAACTGAAGAAGAATTAACAAGTGATATAAATAACTTAGAAAGTGAAGATTATATTATTCAAGAATTCCTTACAGATGCGAAAAACTTTGTTGATGGTAGAAGTGTTGTTATGAGAGGATTTGATATTATATATGCACATGATTTACAAATTATATCATTGGGTGGATATAGAATGTCATCAAACGTACCAATGTCCTTCGCAGCTACTGCATTTGAAGATGATGGAATTACATTTGATTCATTATCAAGAACTAAATATATAACCAAAGCTTTAGCTGAAAAACAAAAAATACCATATCACACAGATTTAGAAAGTGATATATTAATGAGTGATGGTTCAATTGGTAACATAAGTACTATTCAAGTAGGTGATACTATTACATCAACATTATTTGAATTGATTTCAGGTTCTGAACATACTGGTGAACCAAGTGATGATTATTTAGAACACTATGGAAGTATGACCGTGACAACTGATACTTTATCCACTACTGGTTCAGAACTACAATCTATCGTAAGTCAAAGTATGAATACAATGTTTGTTAAAGCAACTTTTTCTGATAATAGCATTATGATTGATTCACCAACCTCTGAAGTTTATATAAAAACTTCTGGTTCAGCTGAAACAACTCAATTTGAATTTGTAAATAAACTATTAGTTGGTGATTCTATTGTATATTATAATTCTGGTTCTAATGAAATTACAAGTAAAGAAATTACAAACTTAGAAATGGTATGGCAAAATGATGTTACTATTTATAACTTAGATTTTGAACCATATGATTATTTCTTAGTTGATTCAAAACAAGGTGATGGTACATTTAGTATAATGCACAACATATGTACTTATTGTAGCTACCCATGGGCAGGATGTGGACATTACTATTGTGATAACAACTGTGGATATGCCGGTTGTAGTGGAGGAGGTTTTAGTGGAAAATCAGAAAGACATTTAAAAACAGATATAGAATTCATTGGTGAATCTAAAATGGGTATTCCAATGTATCACTTTAACTATAAAGATGTAGCAAATGGAATAGGTAGATTTATAGGTACAATGGTAGATGATTTACAAAGATTAGGATTTGAAGATGTATTAATACATAGTGAAGATGGTATCTTAGTAGATTATAATAAAATAGATGTACCCTTTGGTAATATAAGTAATTAAATTTTAATTAAAAAAAGAATATGATATTATGAGACAAAATCGTACAAAAGAAATAATTACAACAGAAATACATGGTCTTCCAACTAATGATAAAAGTAAATTAGACACTATATTTGCTAATATAATAGCAAAAATAAAAGAGAAGCACTTATCTTAAAAAGATAATTCACTTTTTATTTGGATATATCAAATAATTTTCGTATATTTACTATGTAAATAAGTAAGATATGAAGTTAAAGGATATACAAAAGATAGTTGAGGAAGTTTTCCCAAAGATTGAAAACTATTATGGTTACTCAAAACACTTTCCTGAAGTAACTCCTTATATCGAATATGAAACTTCTATTTATGGTAGAATGAGCGGTGAAGAAGATGATGGTAAGATGGGGGAAGAAACTCCAGAAGCTGAGTTTGATAGAATCGATAACTCAATCGTTCTTTATTATCCTAAGATGAAATCTAAAAAACATATCGTGGAAACTTTAGTTCACGAATACCAACATTACTTACAATCTCCATCTTGGATGACAAGATACTACAACATGGGATTCAGATACGATAATCACCCATATGAGATTGCTGCAACAAACGAAGAAAAAAATTATAAATTATTTATTTAAAATAAATTCAAAATAATTTGGATATTAAAAATAATATTCGTATATTTGTATAAATAAAATTTAAAAGGTTACAATATGGCAAAAAAATCTACAACTACAAAATCTACCCCAAGGGTAGTAAAACAATCTACAAAAAGACACAGTTTAAATATCAAACCTATTGATGAGGTTGAATACTCTGTAATCAAATACGATAATCCAGATATCGTAGAGACTATGGAAAAGGAATGGCCTGAGATGACAGATGAATTCAAAAGAATCATGTTTACTCAGTACGAACTTTTCTGTAAGAAACAAGCAAACTATGGACCAGATAACATTTCTGTTGGTTCTGATTTAAAGAGTAGGGCTGATAAAAATATAGCACTTACAGGTCTTTGGTTTAGAATGAATGATAAGATTCAAAGATTAAAACAAATGGTAGTACAAGGTAAGAAAGATGAGGTTGGAGAAGCAATCGAAGATTCATACCAAGACCTATCAGTTTATGGAATTATAGCCCAAATCGTTAGTAACGGTAAGTGGGCAAAATAATAAAAATAAATACGAATTTTGAGAAGATTCTTCGGTGGTTTTTTCGATTTTCGTATATTTATATGTATAAAACACACACCGATAAAACAATTAATAATTAACACTAAAAGGTAAAAATCATGGCTTTAGACATTAACGCAATCAGAGGTAGACTGAACAAACTACAAAACACACAACGTAAATCAGATGCACTTTGGAAACCAACTCCAGGAAAACATCAAGTAAGAATCGTTCCTTACAAATTCAATCAAGATAATCCTTTCATTGAATTGTACTTTCACTACAACATTAACAACAAAACTTATTTATCACCACAATCATTTGGTAGACCAGACCCTATTGTAGAGTTTGCGGATAAACTAAAAAGAATGGGAGATAAAGAAGATTGGAAAGCAGCAAAGGCTATGGAGCCTAAGTTGAGAACTTTCGTACCTGTTGTTGTAAGAGGTGAAGAAGGTGAAGGAGTTAGATTTTGGGGATTTGGTAAAACTGTATATCAAGAAATCTTAGGTTACATCGCTGATCCAGATTATGGTGATATTACAGACCCTACAAGTGGTAGAGATTTAACAATTGAGTATAAATCAGCAGAAGAAGCTGGTACATCATACCCAACTACTACTATTAGAGTAAAACCAAGTGAAACTGCAGTAAGTGAGGATGCTACAAGAGCAACTTCGTTCTTAGAATCACAAACTGAAATTACAGATTTATATTCTGAATTATCTTATGATGAATTAAAATCAGTATTAGAAGGATGGTTAAACCCAACTGCAGAAGGTGAACAAGGTTCAGCATCTCAAGAGGTTCTATCTACTCCATCTAAACCAGCTGCACAAGCAGAGGTTAAAACAACTGCTCCAGTAGCAGCGGCTCCTACAACAACAGAATCTGCAAAGAAAACTGATGATGTTGCAGCAGCATTTGATGATTTATTCAATAACTAAACCAAACTAAATGGCAAAAAAGAAACAAGAAGTAGACTTGGCAGATATTCTGGCGGGTGAACTTAACAAACAAGCTAAAGATAACAAAGTAGCATTTTTCTTAGATGATGACAGTGCACCTACAAATGTAGATGGATGGGTATCGACTGGATGTGCTATGTTAGATGTAGCAATTTCTAACCGCCCTTATGGTGGGTTGCCAGTTGGTAGAATCGTTGAAATAACAGGTCTCGAACAATCAGGAAAATCATTAGTATCAGCTCACCTCCTTGCAGAAACACAAAAGCAAGGTGGTGTTGCTGTATTGATTGATACTGAAACTGCAGTAAGTAGAGAATTTTTAGAAGCTATCGGTGTGGATGTTTCTAAACTTCTTTATGTATCAGCAGATTCAGTTGAACAAATCTTTGATATGACTGAAACAATTATTGAAAAGGTTCGAGAAACTTCAAAAGATAGATTGGTAACTATTGTAACAGATTCAGTTGCAGCAGCTTCAACACAAGCTGAACTTGCTTCTGATTATGGTAAAGATGGTTACGCTACTGACAAAGCAATCATCATCTCGAAAGCGATGAGGAAAATTACCAATATGATTGGTAGACAAAAAATCTTGTTAGTTTACACTAATCAACTTAGACAAAAGATGAACGCTATGCCGTTCGGTGACCCATGGACTACTTCGGGTGGTAAAGCTCTTGCTTTCCATGCCTCTGTACGATTGAGATTGAAGGGTGCTGGTCAAATCAAAATGAAGATTGGTGGTAACGATAAGATTGTTGGTATGAAAGTAAGATGCCAAGTGGTTAAGAACAGAATGGGTCCTCCATTACGTTCAACTGATTTTGAAATCTACTTTGATAGAGGTATCGATAACTACGGTTCGTGGTTAAAGGTAATGAAAGAAAACAAAATAGTAAAACAAGCAGGTGCATGGTACTCTTATGTAGATACTGAAACTGGTGAAGAACTTAAATTTCAATCTAAGGATTTCATAGATATTATGGAAGAAAGGGGTGAAATTAGAGAACAGATTTATAAAAAGATATGTGAGGTACAAATCTTACAATATAAATCAGATACCAAAGATATTGAAGCATTAGAACATGACCCTAATTTAATACCTGAATAACATGAGTAAATTAATTACTATGTTGAGAAAAAGTGCCGAAGCTGATAAAGCTAAGGCACTATTATCTCTCGACTTATTAGATAAGAAGGCTGTTGGTATTGGTGACCATTCTACTGAAGATTTCTATAAAAATGCAGAAGAAGCGTTAGAACTTCTATCTGGCGCATTAGATAGATTGGAAGCATTAGAATATTATGAAAACCAAGAACCAAACAAAGAACTTCTTACATGAAACAACTATACAAGAACATTTTAGAGTCAGTTGAAACTGATAGAACTCAAAATATCGATAAACACAAGAATTCTCGTGTACTTATTATCGATGGGTTAAATACCTTTATCAGATGTTGGTCATCGATACCAACTATGAATGATAATGGAGACCATGTTGCAGGAGTAACTGGTGTACTTAAATCAATAGGGTATGCAATCAGACAGACTCAACCGACTCGTGTTGTTGTTGTATTTGATGGTAAAGGTGGTTCTACTTCTCGTAAAAAGAAATTCGGTGGATATAAAGCACAGAGAGATAAAAACAAACTCAGAGTAAAT